GTTTTCATGATCCGGGACGAGCAGCCTTACTGGCTCACCCAGAAGTACGGAAACGGGATCCTGATGCCACAGGCAAGCTCCACCTTCCTGTACGGATCGCTGGAGTGGTACGTCGAGCTGGCTTGCAGCCGCCGCAACGCGGTCGGTCAGTTCACGCAGCTCGCCTAGCACCCAGCCCGTTCCCGAGTCAAATCGGGGGCGGGCTCTCTGTTATCTGGATCGCGACCAAAGGAGTCACACATGTTCCTCCGTCTATTCATGGCGCTCTCGGCAGTTACAGCTGCGGTCGTACGTACGCAGCGTGTCCCTGGCGCGGAGACGTTGACCGAAACCGACATCACCTGCGACAACTCCTATGCCGAAGGTGGGGAGCCGGTGACGGCCGCACAACTTGGGCTCAATCGGGTTTCGGCTGGGTGGTGCCAGATCAAGAACGGCTCCGAAGCGGAAGCCAACCCGGTCACGTCGGCCTTCTTCGACGCCTCCACGATGCTCCTCCACCTGAACAGCAGCAAAACGGGCAAAGAGGTCGCGAAAGAAGTGGACTGCTCGAAAGTCGTCGTCCGCATCTTCGCCCTGGGCAAATAGACGCTGATGTCTGATCTCCTGGTCCCAGGCCACGTTGCAGGCGCCTACCAAGAGGCGAATGCATCGATGGAGCGTCAGTCCATCGTGGACATCGCCGAGGCTGCGCGGTGGACTGACGAGCTGCGGCGCATCGACCCCTCCCTGGAAGTGGCCTGGGTGCCGGAACAGGCGACCGAGTTCGACAATCCCGGCCGCTGGCACCTGCGCAAACGGATCCCTGGATCCTTTGACGAATGGTGGCCGCTGCTCACCGACGCGAAGGACGTTGCCGCGGGGCGGGCCCGCGAGGTAGGTGCGTACAAAGCGCCGGGGCCGTGGCTGCTCGAGACCCTGACCGCCAACGATATGTGGAACCCGCGGGTGCACCGCTCCAAGCAGGAAGCTCGAGCCAAGTTCCGTGAGGCCAAACGGCGGGCGAAGGTCACGGAGGCCGAACAGCGCCAGGACGAAATGGCGCTGGCCAACCGGGCGGCCCGGCGGATCCGCGGTGACTCCGGTATGACCCGGCGCACCGACCTCCAGGTGCCGAAGTCGATCGCCGCCGAGCGCAAAATGCAGCGTGACGCAGAGAGGGCCGGCGTCGATTGACCTTCAAAGAACTCAAGGAAGAAGTAATCGCCCGCGGGTTCGAAAACATCGCCACTGACACTGGCGGTGAAGCCCGGATCAAGCGGTGGATCAACCAGTCCTACCGGGAAGTCATCGACCACCGGGCCTGGGCCTTCCTTGAAGCCTCGAAAGAAGGCAAAGCGCCGTTGGCGATCGCCGACCTGGGGCACGTTCTCTCGGTCACCAACCTGACTGTCGAAACGCTGCTCACCTACATAGAGCGGGCGGCGCTCCTGCATTGGGATCCGGCGCTCAGCGGCACCGGCACCGGCACACAGTGGTACCTCGAGAACGGCAACTCGATTCACGTCTATCCCGGCGACACCGCCTCGACCATCCTGGTCCGCTACCTGAAAGAGGTCGCGGATCTCGTCGCCGATGGAGACGAACCCGTGGTGCCGGCGGCCTACCACGGCGTGATCGAGGACGGCGCTGTACTGCGGGCCTACAAGACGACCGACAACTTCGAGGCGGTCATCGCCATCCGTGCCGAGTTCAACGCCGGGCTCAAGAGCATGGTCAAGGGCCTGCGGGTCAACTACGACGGCTCGAGGACGATCGTCCGCACGGGCTCGGTCAACGACTACATCTGATGCTCGACCCGACCAAAGCCTCCTTCAGCCGGGCTGAGGGCCTGCATCTGAATCAGCCCCTTGACGAGGTTGGCGGCGAAGCGGCGATCGACCTCCTCGACGTCGATTGGGACGGCTCGACCGGGGCGCTGCGCTCACGGGAAGGCTCGAAGGCGTTCACCCCTGAAGCTGGCGCCGCCAACTACGAAGCGATCTTCGCGCATTCCGACTCGAGGTTGCTGGCGCTCCGCGGCGAAACGACACTCGTCGCGATCTCCAACTCCACCGGCAAAGAGATCGCCGGCAAATCAATCGCCGTCACCAAAAACCACCTGTCCTTCTCGCGGGTCGGGACGCCGGCAGCCTCTTACACCTACATCGCAGACAGCTCGGGGACGCTCAAGCGCTACGACGGCACCGACTTCACCGAACCGACTGCGACCGTCGATGAAGTCGCCGGCAAAGCGATGCCGAAAGGCCAGTTCCTCACCACCTGGATAGATGAGGGCAACCGGCTCGTCGTCGCCGGCACCGTGGCCAACGGCGGCCCCAACGGTGCGATCTCAAGCAGCTCCCACGTGTGGTTTGCGAGCCCCGGCAATGCGGAGGCGTACGAATCGACCGCCTTCGTGCAGCTCAACCCCGGCGACGGCGAGAACATCGTCGGTTGTTGCGTGTGGAGCGGCCAGGTCTTCGTCTTCAAGGAAACCCGCATGTTCGTCTTCGGAGGGATCTCCCCCGATGCTGCAGGGCGGCCGATCTTCAACTTCCGCAGCGTCGACCTCGGCACCCGCCTGATCGCCCCATCGATCGTCGGAGGGAATGTCTGCACGGCCGGCGGCGAAGGTGTCTACTTCATCTCCAACGACGGGCTCTGGGTGACGACCGGCGGTGAACCGTCGTTGCTCTCCGAAGATCTCGAACCGCTCGCCTCGAGCAAGGCGCTGATTGGGCCGGCGGCGACCACCTTCGGCAACCTGCGCTGGTCTGACGTCAAGGGCATCGCCTACTCCAACAACGCCGTGTTCATCGGGCTCGGCGTCGGGCACGTCGAACTACTACTCAAGTTCGATCTGCGGGCGCTGCGTTGGTCAGTGTGGAAGGCCAACCTCAATGCTTTTATTGCTTGGAACGAAGAGACGAACGTACACCGCACTCGGTTGTTCTTCTCCTCGGCCGATGCGACCAAGAAGAAAATCTACTTCTACACACCCGCTGAATCGACTGACGCCGTAGTCACGATGGAACCCCGTTGGCAGGCGGGCTTTTACGACGTCGGCGATGTTGACGAGAAGACGCTGACCAACGTCAAGATGTGGGGCACCGGGGAAGTCGACCTCGAAGTCGCCGCCGATTTCGGTGCGCTCGGGAACCCGACCACCTTCAAACTCGGCGCGGCCCCGGCGATCGCCCAGGTGCAGCATCAGAAAGGGCAGACGGCGACGCTGTTCTCTCACCGCTTCTCAGGCAAAGGCCCTTGGTCGGTGCAGCGCATCTCGCGTTACCTGCGTGAGACGCGGGTGCCGGGAACGCAGAAGAAGAAATGACCAAGATCCTCTCGCGGCCGGACGTGCAGATCAATGCCCGGCGGCTGGGACCGCCGCGGCTCACAGCTCCCGATCGCCAGGCGCTCGCCACAGTTGAAGACGCGAACCTGCGCCGGGTGCTCGGCGAGATCCTGCTCGCTTCCCAGGGCAACCAGGCGAACTTCGATGAGATCCGGGAATGGTTCCCGATCCAGCCCCAGGACGTCGCCAACTCCCTGCGCAATCAGGCCGAAGGCCCGGAGAACGAATCCGAAGCTGACACTAAACACTTCTGGGGCAGGTGGTTGCGTAACTCGAAAGTAATACAGTCGATTCGGGGTTACTTCAACGGCGGTGCCAGTGGGGAACACATTCTGAGGTTGACGTCCCAAGGGGAACCACAGGACGCAAACCACCGGGCCGAGATCTATCTCTTCGCGAATGACACGAGTGAAGACTCGGGTGTGCTCGTGACCGTCAAGGGAGGCGCCACCGCCTACATCTTGAAATCGGTGGGGGGCAAACTCGAATCTGATTTTCTTCGCAAGGTCGAACTTCTTGCCAAGGGAGATCTTCTTTCGGCCAGTGCCGCTAGTACTCCGGTTCGGCTTGCGGTCGGCACGGACGGCAAGATCCTGGTTGCCGACTCAACTGCGACCAGTGGCCTCAAATGGAAGACTGCGGCTGAAGCTGCCGCCGAAGGACCGGCTGGGCGAGCGGCCGCCCTGCACTACAAATGGCTGACCAACACGGAAGCCACCGACCCCGGCGCCGGCAAGATCAAGACGACAGTGGGGAAGACACTCGTCAGGATTTCCGAGACTGACCTCGACGGCAATGGGATCGCCGCTCTGATCGCCACTTGGGACGACTCGACCTCCCTGAAGCACGGTTACCTGACTGTGCGCCAGGTCTCCAACCCGAAAAAGTTCGTCACTTGGTTCGTCACCGGAGCTAATGTCGATGAAGGCACTTTCGACAAACTGACCACCGAAGTTGCTGTCGAAGGCGAAGCGATCGACAACGAAGCTGAAGTAATGGTCGAATTCAGTCGAACAGGCGACCTGGGTGAAAAAGGCGCGACAGGGGAAAAAGGCGCTACGGGTGAAAAAGGCGCTGCGGGAAGCTCAGGGGCTGTCTCATGGGAATGGAGTGAAGGGGGGGAACCGAGTGGTTCTAAGGCCCGTGTCTCGGGTGAATTCCTTGAAATCGGTAAGAACACATTTGGCACTTCCGCTATTGCCACCGGCTACATCAAGGCTTGGAAAAAAGCCGCTGTTGGGTCTCTCTTCATTATTTTCCAAAGTGAGACTAAATGGCAGGTGTACCGGGTTCTTGCACATGGCGAAATTGCCGAAGAAGGGACTTCAAAAGAACGCCTCAAGGTTAAAGTCGAATCAGTTGGTGGTCCGGGTCTCTCATTAGGTGTGGAGACGCTGATACGACTTGAGGAGATCGTTCCTACCAATTGGGGACTCGTCACTGAATTGCCGACTTCTCCCGTCTCTGGGGACACCTGCCAGTACATCGCCGATAAAGCGAACGGAATAATCTGGGACCTCGTCTACGACGGTGAAGGTGAATTCCCCTGGAAGAAGATTGGCGGTCCGGCCCTGAGGGTTGACGATCTCAATGTTCGTTCGACCAAATCCGAAGTTTTCCAAACCACAGGCGCCCCTACTATCACTGTGCCGCTAAAGATGGAATTTCGCGCGAAGCTCGGATGCGAATATTTCCAAGGCACTGAAGCCGGGGCGGCAGAAGGCATACTCATCCTGTTCAACAACACCGTCGAAAAGGGTGGCGTGCACTTCTTCTGGATAACCGTTGGCGACGTGAAAACCCTGGAGCGCTCTCTCCCGAATGAAACCATCGAAAAAAGCAAAGTCATTGCTCTGAAGTACAAAGTAATCAACCCTAAGAACTGCAACTTTGCTCACATGTTTCTAGAGGTCGACCCAATCCGGGTCGGCTAAGGCTTTCAGAATCCCCAAGGAGGGTCACATGGCTGTACTAGGAAATGCACGGGTCGCTCGCCCCACTGCGCGCCAGAGCGAAATCTCCCGCGCTGGGCGGGCAGCTCGCGCTCCGCGTGTGGCACCGGGTACTCCGCCGGGGTTCGGCGGTCCTCCGGTCGGCGGTGGCACTCCTGCGCCCGGAAGTGGCGGCACCACGGCGCCAGGCCCCGGCCCACAGGCCGGCGGCGGTGGCGGCAACATCGGGCTCGGCCAGGGCGAACGTCCGGGACTCGGGCATCAGCTCACCCGCCGGGTCCAGTCAGGTGCACTCACCGGGCAGCAGGCCCAGCGCACAGTGCAGGAACGGCAGACCCTCAAAAAAGCCTTCGGGTCGGACTGGCGCCAGCACGTCTTCGGGGGTGCCGGCAAGGTCCAGCAGGCTCGCGCGCAGCTCGCGGCCAGCCCGAACGACCCGCGGCTCCTGGCGCTCAACCAGCGGCTCCTACAGCAGCGGAAATCCATGCTCTCGGCCGCCAAGCAGAAAATCGGTGGCGGGGGCAAAGGTGGCGGCAGGGTGAACCCTCAGGGCCGCGGCTTCATGAACCCTCCGGGGCAGAGCTACTAGGCAATGGCGATGATCCCGGCTCGCCAAAGGCAGATCATGGCCGCCCGGCCGAACGTGCGCCGCGGGGGCTTGCCGCCGGGTGCTTCGACGCTGCCGGCGAGGGGTGGCACGCGGCCGGGTGACGCCGCTGCCGGGGCTCGAGGGCAGACAGGTCGACCGGGACGCGGTCGCCCTGGTCGCTTCGGCAAGGCGGTCTCGCCTTGGGACTCACAGGCCGAGCGCGAACAGTCAGAGGCCGGGTTTGAAAAGGCCCAGACGACGGCGGACCTGGCCGGCGAACGGCAGGCCCAGGAAGAACAGTCGGGGCTTGGCCCGGCCGGCGCCGACAATCCCTACAGCGACGCGGCGATGCTCAAACGGCAACGCGAATCCAGCTCGAGGGGGCAGCTCAACACCGCCGGCAACCAGCTCTACGCGGGCTCGACCATCAACGCGCAGCGCGGGATCCAGAGCGCCTACGACCAGAGCTACAACCAGCTCACCGCCACAGACGCCCAGCAGGCGGCGGCCAATGCTCGCGGGGTCAACACGGCCAACCGGGAGTACGAACTCGGTCTCGCCAAGATCAAAGAAGGCGCCTACAACCGGGCGCTGGAAACCGAACCGGCACCGCTCGCTGTCGGTTCTCGCGGTGGTCGCCGCGGCCGCGTCGTCCGTCGTGGCGGCACCCCCCGCAACCTACCTGCACGTCTTCCGTCCACAATGGCTGCGATCAGCGGCCTATACAGGAAGGGCTAGGCAATGCCACTTCGCACTCGAGCACAGGTGATTCAGTCGGTGGGCTCTAGCGCTCGCCAGGGCCGCGCTGTACGTCGTGGTGGGAGTGGTGGGGGACGAGGTAACAGTGTTGGTGCCTTCCTCCAGCCTCACACGGGTAGGGCCGCAGGCCGGATCGCCAACGCCGAGGCGGGGACCGAATTCAACCCCGCGATTCGCGAAGCTCGCCAGCAGGCGAAAGGCAGCCGCAAACGGCAGGCCGACATCGGCCAGTGGTACGGGCAGCTTGCCGGTGACTACGCCGGATCCCAGGCCGCCGGCAACCAGGCGTTCAAGACCGCCCAGGACGCGGTCTCCAAACAGCTCGCCGAAGCTGGCGCCCGCGGTGCGGGTGAGGTCAACGAACTGGCCGGCAAAGACGCCTCGATCGCCGCCCTGGTCGGCGGCCCGACCAACGCCGCCGGGCTCAGTCAGGCCGCGGCCGCGGGAGCTGCGGCCGATCGCTCGAGGGTGGCGCTCAACGCGCCGATCGCCAGCACCCAGGCTGCTTACCTCGCCTCCCTTGGCGGCCGGCGCACGGCGGCCCGGATGAAAGGGATCGAGGCCCGCGGCGAAGAGAGTGCCCGCCGCGAAAAAATCCTTCAGGACCTCGGTGCCGCCCGCAAGGAAAAGGGACAGGCGAAGGTCGGCAACCTCGAGAAGATCCGCGAATCCGATCGCGGTTACTCACTCGAACAGCGCAAGCTCCGCCAGGCCAAAAAGGAAGCGGCGATCTCCGCCCGGCAGGCTTCGGCATCGCTCGCCGTCACCCAGGCCAACTTGCAGCGCCAGGTCAACGAAGGACGGATCTCCGCGCAGCAGGCCCAGGAACGGATCGCGGTCGAGCGGCGCAACGCGGCGACGTCGGCGCGCTCGCAGCGGGCGACAGCGAAGCACTACAAGGAAACCCCGACTGGCGGCCTGACGGCTTCGGAGAAACGCTCGATCAAGCAGGGCCATCAGAACGCGGTGGCGACCGCACACAGCCTCGTCAAGGCATCGGGGCACGGCTACCCGAAGAACGCGCAGGGTTGGGCGCAGCTCGAAGAAGCGATCCGCGCCGAATCCGAAGTCAGCCCGGCCGAGGCCCGCGCCGCGGTCGCCCGGATGAAACGCGAACAGGGCAAGGCGGCCCAGAACAAGTACCCGACTCGCGCCGCGCTGGAAAAGGCGGCCGGCGGCGGGATGCACAGGTAGGCCCCCGATGGCCTTCGGCTCGGGTCTCCTCGATCGCCTCGTGAAGGAGGCGGCCAAACCGCCAAAGCGGGTGGCACCGCCGAAGGTCAAGATCCGCCCGATCAAGCCGCCGGCCCCTCCGCGCCCGATGCGGACGCCGCCGATCCACAATCCCTACATCGCCAAGCCGTCGCGGCCTAAGCTGCGGCGGCTTTCGCCATCTCCGGGGCCGATCAGGACGCCGATCCAGGCCCTCCACCACACCCAGGCGGTCTTGGCCAAACACCCGAACCCGGTAATGCGGGAGGCGGCCAGTCGACTGCGCCACGCGCTCGCTTCCGAGGCCCTCTTCAAGGCTCGCCAGCCGAGCCCCGAAGGCAGCGGCAACTACCCCTCGCCGGCGCTGAAACGGTTGGCGCCGCGGGCCTACGCGAAGTCGCGCCGGGTGCAGCTGAAAGCCGGCAGCTCCGGTGGGGCGACGGCCGACCCGATCGCCGAAGCCGTGATCGCCACCGGGGCGACTGCGGGGCTCGGTGCCGGCGCCAAGCTGGCCGGGCTCGCCGGCAAGGCGGGGGTCGAGGCGATCGGCTCGAAGCTCGCCTCTAAGGAGGCCACGGTCGGCGCCGAAGCGGCCGGCCACGGGATCAAGGCGCTGGCCGGCTCGGCCGGGAAGGCGATCGAGCGCGGTGCCTCGAGGCGTCTCACCCGGATCCGCGAGACGCCGACGCGGGTCAGAACGGCACCTCTCAGGGCCGCGAACCGCGTTAAAGCGGCCCCGAGGGACCTAAGACGCGCCGCTACGACCCCCGAGGGCCGTCGTGCGGCCGCCAGGGCGACTGCGCGCTCTGCTCGCCGCCATCCGGTGCGGGCCGGCTACGGGGCCGCTGTGGCGCTCCCTCCGGGCGTCGTGCCGGGTGACGTGACCAATCGTGCCAGGGCTTTCGCCCAGGGCTCGGCACAGGCGATTCTCCGCCACCCGGTCGAAACCGCGCAGACGACGGGACGTTCGCTCTCCGCGGCGATCACCGCTCCTGCCGCGCTCGCCGAGGCCGCCGGCCTCTCGGCGATCCACGGCAACCCGAAGTACCTCGAGAACACGGCCTCCGCACAAGCCAAGGGGCTCGGGCACATCTTGGGGCAGTCGTTCTCGGGTAGCACCAAGAAGGCCGAAGAAGCGGCCCGCAAGGAAGGCTCACTGTCGTTGCTGACGCCGCTGCCGGCGCTGACCCGGCTGAAGGCATACGAGCGCGGCCGCGGGGTCCTGCGGCGCTCGGCCGCAGACGTCCGGCGCAACGTCGCGGCTCGATCGGAGAAGCTCAACCGCCGCGTCCGCCACGCGCCGAAAGGGATCGAGCAGCCGGTCTTCGGGTTGGCCGCCCGCCACGGCGAGCGCAAGACCACGGCGCTGATAAAGCAGCGCACCGACAACCCGTTCCGCATGGCGCGCTCGGCCCACCGGGAGAAGATCACGGCGCACATGGCGAAGGCGCCGAAGGGCTCCGACGTCGCCTTCCAGACTGCAGCCGAATTCGGGATCCGCGATCAGCGGATGGCCGATCTGGTTCGAGCGAAAGGGCCCGGCGACCCGCATCTCATCAAGGCGCTCGACTACATGGATCGTCACCCTGGGCTGTGGCGCGACCCCCACTTCAAGGAGGCGCTGAAGGCCGGCGACGCGAACTCCAAAGCGCTGCCGGCCTCGCTGGTCGGCAAGGGCGAGAGGGCGCGACTGATGGCACAGGGTGATCTCTTCGGGGTCACGCGGCCCGAGAATGCCGTCCCCTTCGGCGCCCGTCACCTGACCCTTGCCCCCGATCGCCAAGGGGCCTACGAGGATCTCGCCCAGCTCGAGAAGACGGCCAAGGGGATGCGCCGGGTGGGCCACGACAAACTGGTCCAGGCTCGCGTCCTGAAGGGCGCCCGGCAGAGCCGCAAAAAATCAGAGGTCGCGGTCCACTACCGCGATGCCCGCAAGCTCGAAGCCCACGCGAAGGCACTTCGCAACGCACTCGAGTACGGCCGCCCGAAAGGGGCGCGTTTCCGCGGCGAGCAGAAATTCACCAAACCGGGTGTCTCGATCGACCGCTCCGCCGGCAAACCGTATGACTCGCGGCTGCTCGCTGAGCACAAGGCGAAGGTCGAAGCTGCTCGCCAGGCGGCCGGCGCCGCTCCGGCGATCTGGACCCACCATGCCGAAGCTCCCGGTCACGGCTCAGGTTTCGAGAATCCCTTCCCGACGCCGGCCGGGAGGGTTGAGCACATGCGCACCGGCCAGCTCGCCAAGGAAGGCAAGCTCGATCGCAGCTTCGAGTCCTACGTCAAGGGGACGATCGACCTGCCGCGCCAGCGGGAGTCCGGCCGCCGCTTCATGCGCAACTTGGTCGAGCACTACAAGACGCCGTTCACGATCGACGGCAAGTCGAAGATGGTCGGCCAGGGCTCGAAGGACTGGAACGCGATTACCTCGAGGCGCGACGCCGCACACCCGAACGGCGGCCAGATCGACCCGAGCTCCTGGGGCCGGCTCGCCTACCGCGAGTGGAAGAACGCGCTGAAGGATCCCTACATGAGCGAGGCCGAGAAGCAGGGCAAGCTCGACGCGTTGCTGCGCGATGCCGAGGCCGGCAAAGTGAAAGGCTCAGAGCCCTGGGTGCTGGTCCCGCGGGAGGCGATCAAGGAGGCTCGGCTGCAGATCACCCCGGAGCACTCGGCGATCGTCCAGGCGCTGAACGCCGGCAGCCGGATCGCCAACCGTTCGATCCTCGCCACCAACCCGGCCTGGGAGGTCGCCCAGACCGTCGCCGAGGGGATCCCGATCATCCTCGCCCACCCCGAGGCGTTGCTCAAGGCCCCACAGGTTCTGCGCGACATTCACCGTTACCACAAGTCCAACCCCGAGGGAGCAATCGCCCTCGAAGCAACTGCCGGCGCCGCGCCGATCTCCTCGGCCGCGCTGCGCACCCCGCTCGATATGCAGGAGACCTACACCCCGGCGCTCTGGGAGGAAGGCGCCAAGGAGCTGACCCGCGGCAAATCGGCGAAAGAGGCACTCAGCTTCGCCAAGCTGCGGACCTTGGGGCGGATCGACGCGAAGCGCCAGAACGTCTACCGGACGACGCTCTACGCCCTCGAGGCCGACAAGCGCTTCCGCAGCTTCCACTCCGGGCTGACCGGCCTCTTCGACAAGCAGCGCCAGCTCTCGGGCAAATTCAAGACGCGGGAGGAGCTGTGGAATTGGCTCGAGGGGACCAAGGAGGGCCGCGTCCAGAAAGCCAAGCTCGAAGACTACGTCGACAACATCGCCGGCAACTGGACCGCCTTCTCCCACTTCGAGCGCACCTACGCCCCGCTGGCAATCTTCTACGGGTTCCTGCGCTACTCGCTGCGCTGGACGCTGTGGACCTTCCCGAAAACTCACCCGGTGACGGCGACGATCGCCTACATGCTCGGCCAGCAGAACTCGAACCAGATCGAAAAGATCATCGGTGGCAAACCGTCCAATCCGCTCGAGTACGCCTACCCGGTCTACTCCACCCCGAGCGGCAAGAAAGCGGTGTTGCCGGCGGGCTCGAGGATCTCTCCTGGGCAGTCGCCTTTGACCCAGGTGCTCGCCACCGGAAACCCCGGCCAGGTGGTCTCCTCAGCCAACCCGCTCGTCGCTGCCGGCTATACGGCGTTCTCCGGACAGGAACCGCTCAGCGGGGAAAAGTCGACGCTGCCGGCCGGGTACGCGGCGATCAAACAGCTCCTTGCGATGCCGGCGCCGGTCAGGGTCAATGCCCCGGACGGGACGCCGCTGATCGGCGGCACGTCGATCTCGCAGAAGATCCTCGAGGCACTCGGTGCACCGTCGCAGTCGGCGGCCTCGAAGGCGTATGAAAAGTTCGACAAGAACCGTGGCCTGCGTTCACTCCTCTTGCCGCCACTGCCGCAGTCAGCTGCCGCCCTGCACGGCTCTGAGCACCTGAGCAAGGAGTTCGCCAAGAAGTACGGTCAGGGCCACGTCCCCGGCCCGTTCGACTCGGCGATGGTGCAGGACTTGCTCTACGGCGGTCCCGGTGGCACCCCGCAGCCGAAGAAGCTGAAGGCGGTGCTGAAGGCGATCCACGGCTCCGAAGCTGCCAGTGCCTTCGTCAAAAAGGCCGAGCAACCGACCTACGGCAAGGGCAAGCCCTTCACGGCGACGCAGAAGGCGTTGCTGAAAGCAGTCGAAGAAGCCTGGACGACGGGACCTGGCGCCGCGGCCGCGTCGGGCTCCTCGAATCCGTACATGAAATCGACATCGGCCTCCTCCGGCAACCCGTACATGAAGTCCACCGGCAGCTCGTCCGGCAATCCCTACATGGGAGGTTGACGTGACGACCGCAGAGCAAATCGACAAACGTCTCGCCGACCTCGAGGCGACAGTCTTCGGGGTCCGTGGCACAGGTGGGCTGCTCGACCAGCTCACCGGCCTGCGTCGTGACTTCCGGGCCTGGCGCGAAGAGGACTCCGAGAAGCGAGTCGCCTCCCAGCGAGCCGCGGTGATCGCCCTTGGCTCTGCTTGCTGCGCTCTCCTTGCCGTGATCGCGACCCTGATTGGAGTGATCGTGAAATGAAGCCCGCCCCAGAGTTGAGCCTGCTCGAGAGCTGGATCGCCGAACACTCGATCCGCATCTTCCTCCTGATCGCGGGGATCATGCTGCTCGGTGCCGGCGGGATCCTGCTCACCCTCCTCAACCAGGAATCGACCCAGCACCAAGTCGACGTCCTGAAGCCCCAGGTGACGAAGATCGTTCGCGCCGCCAATACCTGCGACGCGAACGCGCTGACCCACAAACGGGCCTCTCGCGACTGCGCCACACAGATGCGCATCGCCCTCGTTGTCTGCCGCCGGCACCCAAAGTGCCAGGCCGCCTTCCTGGCGACCCTGCAGCTCCCCCCGCGCGTCTCGAGGGGGGGTGGTGCACAGAACCCGTCTAACCCGGGTCAGCAACCAGGGCCGGGCCCCGAACCCGGCCACAGCGGGCACGTGCACCACGCGGCGCAGCCGAAAAAGCCGCCCAAAAAGCACCTTCCCAAGTCGGTCCCTACGTTGCCGGCGCCCGCTCCGCCCGAACTACCTGCTACTCCTCCTGCCCCTGGAAACTCAGGCAATACGCCGGGCGGAGAACACGGCGTAAAGGCTTGTGTCGACGTCGCTGTCAGTGCTTGTGTCAAAGTCGAAGTTCCCTAACCGAAGGAGATCTAGATGAAGCCCGGATACCTGACCACTGAGTTCTGGCTGACGATCGTTGTCGGCGTGCTCACCAACCTCGGCACGATCGAAGTCCCGGACAAGTTCAAATGGATCGTCAACGGCGGCCTGGTCGTCGGCTATGCGATCTCGAGGGGCCTGGCGAAGTACGACACGCCCAGCTTCCCGGTGATCCCGAATGAAGCTGTCGATCCGACTGCCCTCGAGGTTGCCGACCAGAAGGCTGCGACTGCTGCAGCAAAGCGGAGCGCCCGCAAATGAGCCACCCGCACGTCAATATCGCCAAGCGGGAAAGGTTGGCGCCGAACGTGGTGGTTCGGCACTACTCGCCCTGTCAGTCCGAACGGGATTCGGTGCCGCTCGACCTGATCGTCTTGCACGACACCGAGGGCGCCAATATCCCCAATTCGATTTCCGACCTCGCCGGGCTCGGGGACTTCTTCGGGGAGATCGGCACCCAGGCCAGCTCGCACGTCGCTACAGATGGCGACGGCAACTCCGCTCGCTTCGTCAGTGATCGGCGCAAAGCCTGGCACTGCATGGCCTACAACTCGGCCTCGCTGGGGATCGAGCAGATCGGCTTCGTTTCCCAGACGCGGGCGACTTGGATGCGCAACTGGCGCCAGCTCCGCGAGACAGCTCGCTGGATCGCTTACTGGTCGCACAAGTACGGGATCCCGATCCGCAGGGCCAGCGTCTCCAATGGGGCGGTTACCCGTGCCGGCGTGACGCGACACATGGACCTGGGGATCATCGGCGGAGGCCACGTTGACCCCGGTGCCAACTACCCGTTCAACCGCGTGCTCTGGCTCGCCAGGGCTTACCGCGCGGCCCGGTTCCTGAGGCGCTGATGTTCGATTCGCGTCTCGACACCCACGAGCACATAGCCCAGGTCAGGGGGCTTGTGCTCGGGGTGGTCGGCAACCTGCTCGATCGGGCCCATCGCCACGATCAGTCGAAACTCGTCTCACCCGAGGTCGAGGTCTTCGACCGGGTGACACCCAACCTCGCCAAGAGCACCTACGGCTCAGACGAGTACAAGGGCTTCCTCGAGGAAATGGGCGAGGGGCTGCGCCACCACTACGAGGTCAACGACCACCATCCCGAGCACTTCGGCCCGGAGTTAGACCGGGACGGCAACGTGATCGAGGGAATGGCGGCGATGGACCTGCTCCAGCTCACAGAGATGCTCTGTGACTGGATCGCGGCGACCCGCCGGCACGAGAACGGCGACATCAGGGTCTCGATCGAGGCCAACGCCGAGCGTTTCGGCTACGGCCCAGAGATCAAACGACTGCTGCACAACAGCGTGGACGCGATCCTCTGGCTGGAGGAGAAATGAGCGAGATCTGCTCACTGCACACGTCGCACTCGCCGGTCAACTTGACCATCGAGGATCACCACGTCATCCCGCGGGCGTGGCAGCGTTTCTTCGCTCCGGCCCCAGACCCGTCGAACGCCGAGCTGCTATATCCCGGCCACTACGGAGGAGAAACGCTCTGGGACGCGCGCACCGTCCCGATCTGCCCGACCGGCCATCGCAACGTCCACGCGATCATCGTCGCCACGATGAAGCGGATCGCCCGGGAGGAAGAAGAATGGCCGTTGGCCATCTACAGGGCGGCTCGAAGCGGGAAGCAGCGCGACTGTGCGCAGCTCGCCCTTGAACGCTTTGTGGCGGCCGGTGGCAACCTGTTCCATCTCACTGAATTCGGCGAGTGGGGCGAGGCGTGACCGAGATCGTCCTCGAGATCCCCGGCACGCCGCCCTCCTACAACGTGACGGCTCACGCGCACTGGACGAAGGTGCGCCGGGCCAAGCTCGGCTGGCAGGAATACTGCGAGATCGCCTTGCTCGAGAAGCAGGTGCCGCGAGACCAGCAGAGGATCACGGCGACGGCGCGGATCTTCTTCAAGCAGCGCCGACGTCGGGACGAGGGCAACTTCAGGGTGATCGTGGAGAAGGCCCTCGGCGACGCCCTGGTCAACGGCCGTTGGCTGCCCGACGACACCCTCGAGCACTACCGCTTCGGCGCGGTCGAGCTGCTCGCCCCCTGCTCCTATCCGATGACCCAAATCACCCTGACCATGTAGACTGCTTCGCAGGATCTCCCTTCGGACGATCTCGTTCATGCGGCACAGGCCCCTCACTTTCGGGTGGGGGGCTTTTGTCGTTCTAGGGGCTGTGGTAGGTTGCCCGCGCCCCGGCCGGGCGACTCAGGATGCGGCCGGCTGGGGCCCAAACCACTACCGAAGGGAGCAGTATGGAGGAGCAGCAAACAGGCGCAGGAGAGGCCGCGGGGAGGCCCGAGACGGAGACGCCTCGAGACTCGACCCCCGGCCCGTCGCTGGGGCGGATCGTCTTGATCCTGCCGATCGGGGAAAAAGGCCCCGGTGGCGAGATGCCGGCGATCGTCAACGGCGTCGAAGAGAGCGGAGACGGCTTCGGCACTCAGGTCTGCGCCAGGGGTTTCCCGAAATCGGGCGACCCGGTGCAGTTCACCGGCCTCCGCCAAGGCAGCGACGCAGACGTGCCGGAGCCGAACACCTGGCGCTGGCCTCCGCGGGCGGTCTGACTATGACCGAAGCCGAACTCAAGGAGTACGCCGAGGCCCTGGCCGAGCTACTGAAGGGGGTCGACGGGCTCGATGCCGTCGAGTTCATGAAGGAGGAGGAGCCGCTCGAAGGCGAGCCGGCTTCGATCTGCCTCGAGTTCAAGGGGCAGGCGTTGGCACTCGGGGTGCTGCCTCTGTAGGATCCCCCCGCGACTTCGGCCCGGTCAAGGCTTAGCGGCCGACACCGGGTCGTCGTCGTTTCAACGGCCGCCCCCTGAACCCAGCCTCCTAGCGGTTCTGCCAAGGGGGCGGCCGTTGCTCTTTCTCGAGGGGGCGTGTGGAGCACTACATGGCCCCAGCTGACGAGCTGGGCCAGCCTGAAGGCGGGTTCGATTCCCGTCGCCTCCATTCATTCCGTCCGTCGACCGTGGCTACAGTGCCCCACATGGCACGGCTACGACACATCGGGGCTCAGCGCGAAGCGGGTGAGATCCGCGAACAGGCGGTCGATCTGCAGCGCAAGATGCGCCACGACGAGCGCTTCCAGGTGGTCGCCGGCCGGGCGATCGACAACCTCTCCGCGCTCGAGCGGCGTGCGGCCGAGATCGTCACCGTCGAAGAAGCGGTGGACGCCTCACTGACCTCGAGGGGCGAAGACGAGCTGCGGCACCGGGTCGCCAACGGCGAAGCGGGTGCTCTTGCCGAGCGCTGCCGGCGGACTGCTCTCCCCGCGGCCGCCTAGTCCATCTGTCCACTTCCGGGCTGCGGACACATTCTGCGGTAGGCTCCCGCCAATGTCCGGCAAGGGGCCGGGCCAATCCGAAGGAGAGTCCCATGCCCGACGAGTTAACGACCCCCTGGGCGAGTCGCGAAGAACTACGCAAGCTGCTCGCGGCCGCCGCCAAGAGCAACCCCCGAGACTTCCTGCTCGTCGCCCTCCTGGGGCTCAACGGGCTCCGCGTCTCCGAGGCCGTAGGAGCCGACGTAAGCCACCTGGGCAGCTCCGGGGGCCACCGCACCCTGCGGGTCACCCGCAAGGGCAGGAAGGTCGGCATGGTGCCCCTGGCGCCGGTCCTGGTCGACGCGGTCGACAGCTTCCTCGAGGGACGCGACGCAGGGCCGCTCCTGGCGCGCCTCAACCGCGCAGGAGCAGTCGCCGAGCCCCTACTGGGCATCTCCCGCCAGGCGGCCTACGAGCGCATACAGACGCTCGCAGAGAGGGCCAAGGTCAATCCGGCGCTGACCCCGCACTCGCTGCGCCGCAGCTTTGTCACCCTCGCCCTGCAGGACGGGGTGCCGCTGCATCAGGTCCAGCTCGCCGCCGGCCACGCGGATCCGGCGACGACGATGATCTACTTCAAGGACGCCGGCAACCTCGACGCGAACCCAACCTTCGAGTTAGCTCAGTCTCTATGTCAGGTGGAGGGTTAGATGGCCGGCCGACAACTCAGGGCTCGAGAGCGTGTAGAGCGGGCGCTCGGGAAGGCGGTGCACCCGAACGCGATCGATCGCCTGCTCGAGATCTGGCCGGATGCCTACGTCGAGGTCAAGCACTACCGGACAAAGCTCAGCGAGGAGCAGGCCAAGATCCGGTTCTCACCGCCGGCTATCTATCGGGCAGCGGCCCTTCGCGACGCCGGAGAAGATCCGGGATCGAAAGGCGGCGCCACTACCGTCGTCCTCTGGGCCCGTAAGCCGGAGGAAGGGCCAAGGGGCGGCCACGGGATCCGCCACCACGCCGAGCAGGTGCGGTGCTACAGCGGCGACACCTTCGACCGGCGCATCGGGATCGAACTCGCTTTCCGGCGAGCCCTCCGCGCCGTGGTGACCAAAACCCGCTGGAATGACTTCGGTTTTGGGACGGCGGCCTCGAAGGGGGAGGTGACCTGATGCCGCCGCTACCGAGAGGTCGGTGTCCTCACTGCAACCGCGACGTCGCTGTTCGACGGGGCGGCAAGATCCGCGAGCACCGCATCCCCGGCACGTCGCTGTCGAAGACCAAAAAGTGCCCAGGGTCGGGCAAACGGGCGGCGCTGGGATGGTAGTCCCAGCCCCCGGCGAAGCGGATCCGCTCCACCCAGACGCCGTTTTGCTCAGCAAGCTCGGCAGCATCGTCATCCACACCGAAGAGGTCCTCGGCTCCGATGGCCAGGTGGTTGACGTCGCCGCGCTGAAGGGTCTCTGCGAGGATCCCGACGTCGTGGAGTGGCTCGAGCAGATGGGCAACCTCGCCCTCCTCCCGGTGAAGCGCTCATGATCCCCGAGGGCGAGACGATCGTTTGCCGGGCGCGGCAGTCGAAGGACTGCGCTCACGGCAAGCCCTCTAGTGCCGACGGGATGGACCCCGAGGGCGATGGCATGGCCGAAGACGGCACGTGGGACGGCGAGAGCGTGGTCTGCATGGCCTGCTACATCGCGATCGGGATGCCGACCAACAACGCGAATCCAGGGCTCGTAGCCGGCGGCAAAGGGACACCGGGTCGACCGCGATGGTGAGGCCCTTCGACTGGCGGCGAGAGTGCCCCAACGACGTCTCGAGGCGCTTCCCGCCGATCACCGGCAGGGGCCGCGGGGAAACGCTCGAGCAGGCAGATGCTCGCCGCAAATTGCGTCCTCGAAAAGAGCGATTGCCGATGGAACCCTTGACGGAAGCAGACAATCCCGCGTAGGGTCTTCGAGCACGTTCGTTTCCGTAGGCAGGACCGGCCGCCCCCGCTACTTGGGCTAGGGGGGCGGCCGTTTTCGTTGTCCGGCCAGCAGGACTTTTCTTTCCGTCCGCCCGGCCTCCTAGCTTCGCGGCGTCTTCGTACATCGACGCTGAGGGGGCTGGCATGGAGGAGAGGTCGCGGTGAAGCAGACGATTCGGATGCACCAGTTCCGAGATCCCGGCAAGGGCTGCTTCCTCCCCAAGCCCCAGGTCGTCAAACAGACCGCCGAGGGCACTCTGATCGCCGCGCCGGCCGGCTGGGATCCCGACCGCAACGCCCTCATTCGCTACAACTGGACGCGGGATTACTTCCTCGTTGACGACAACCTCCTGCCGGCGTGAGCGAGCGCCTCGAAGTCGAGCTGTACGTCTGCCCCGAACCCGACTGCCGGCTGGTTGGCAAACGGCCGATCTCTGACATCGGCGGCAAGATCTCCGGCTATTGCCGGGGGCCGGCAAAACAGCCACACAAAAAGCGGCGGATGGAGAAGATCCGCTTCGTGGAGGCCACTGAGTGAGCGGCCACGTCGTCGGCTGGGCTTTCCGGCAGGAGTTGACGTCTACCCAAAAGCTCGTTCTCGTCGCCCTCGCCGACAACGCCCAGGACGACGGCAAAGCGTGGCCGGGTAAGGCGACGATCGTCAAGAAGACGGGCCTCAGCCGGTCGAGTGTCTATCGCTCGATCGAGCAGCTCGAGGAGGCCAATTTACTGCGCCACGGAGTAGACGATCGGGGGATCGAGTGCTATTGGCTCGCTGTCCCACAGTGGGACGCAGAATCCCACCGTGGGAAAGATCGTCCCACGGTGGGACGCCTTATAGAGAACCCTTATGAACCGTCAGAGAACCAACCCCCTACTAGCCCCCCAACGGTCAAGAGCAAACTGGCCGGATCAATCGACAGCCTTTGGGCGACGTACGTTGCCGTAATGAAACCCCCCCCGCGCGGGCAAGTGCTCCACCGAGACGACCGGGCGATCCTGCGCGAAGTCGTCAAGGTCGCCGACGTCGCCGAGGCCGAGATCGCGATCCGCGAGTGTGCGGCCAGCGACTTCCACATGAAGCGCGGCAAGCACCGCGACCGCAAAGGCGGCAAGTACAAGTCGATCGGCAAGATCTTCAAGCCGCGGCCGACCAAGGGCGAGACCTGGCGCAGCCGGATCGAATGGTGGCTCGAGAAGGCTGCGGAACGCGAGGCCGGCAAGACGCCGCAGTACGACGTCAACGCCGAGTTCGACCGGATCCGCAAAGAACAGAAGGACGCCTAGATGGGCCACGTCACCGTCGAGCCGGATCCCGGCGACGCACCGCCCCAGAACATCGACGCTGAGGAATCGGTGCTCGGGGCGATGCTCGTCGCCGATCGGGCCCTGAAGCGGATCCGGGTGGACTCCGGGCTCGTTCCGCGGCACTTCTACCTCGAAAAGCACAGCGAGATCTTCGCCGCGATCTGCCGGGTCGCCGATCGCAACGGCATCGCCGACGAGCTTTTGGTCGCCGCCGAGATCCCAGCCCACAAGGATCTCGTCTCCGAGCTGGCGGCGAAGGTGCCGGCGGCCGGGAACGCGATGCACTACGCCGAGATCGTCCTCCTCAACGCGCAGCTCCGGGCCAAACTCGAGGGCGGCCAGATGATCCAGCTCGGGGTGAAGGAACGCTTCGACCAGGAGAAGTCGGAGACGCTGATCCGGGAGGGCCTCCAGCTCGCCGCTTCAGACTTCACGATCGACGCCGAACCGACGTCGGGCGAAGAGATCCTTGACGAGCTGTTCGACCAGTTCGACCGTGGCGAGGAGGGCGAGGTCTTCGAGCTGCCCTGGGAGGATCTGAACGAGTGCGTTATGGGCGGCTACCGGCGCAAGCAAATGTCGGTGCTCGCCGGCTGGACCAACATGGGCAAGAGCTGGGCGCTCGACCAGATGCTCGCCGCCTTCTGCTCGCAGGGGTTGAAGACGGCGATCTTCGCGACCGAGATGTCCCGTCAGGAACGAGCTGCTCGCTGGCTGACCTCGAGGACGTCGGTCTCACTGGAAAGGATCATGCGCAACTTGCTCAGCGGCGACGATCACCACCGGCTTGCGAAGGCGCGCAGCGAGGCCCGCGGTCGACTGCCCTTCGACTACTTCGAGGCTTTCGGTTGGTCGGCCGACCGGATCGCCGAGCGGATCATCTACGGCAATTACGACGTCGTCGCGATCGACCCCGTCACCGAAATCCCCGGCTTCGAGAAGACCGAGGTCGCGGCTGTCGCAGCTCGTCGCTTTGCCGAAGTCGCCGGCCGGGCCGACTGCCACGTGATCTGCGTTTCCCACCTGAATCGCAATCGCCTGCGCGACCCGAACGGCGTCAAGCCGCGGCCGGTGCTCGCCGACCTCAAAGGCTCCGGTTCCCTCGAAACCAACGCCCACGCGGTTCTCTTCCTGCACCGCGAGCAGGACCCCGAGACGGCCTACATCTTGCCGAAGGGCGAACTGTTCTTCGCGAAGCTCAGGAACGGCTTGCCGAAGACGATCGAGGTCCATCAGTCGAGCACCACCCACCAATTTCTCGCCGTCGAGCCGATGCCCGAGCCGACTGCGTTAGAGATCCAGCTGGGGGAGGCCTGATGCTCGAGAAGTCCGACAGCCAACGCAAGCGGGAAGTGAACCGGGCGAAGAAAGCGGCCGCTCGCAAGGCACCGCCGGTCACGGTGACGCGGCCGGGTGGCGAGATCGAGTCGGTGCCGGCGTCGCGCTTCCGCCGCAAGTCGACCTACGTCTTCCGTCTCGATCGCCGGCAGCGCCAGGCCCTCTTCGTCGGTGAGATGCCGCGGATCACGATCCCCTCTGGCGAATGCCCCTTCGAGCCCGGCGACGTCTACGACGTCCCCGGCACCAAGAACCTCTCGATCGGAATTGTCGGCCTCGCTGAGGGCCACGGCCAAGATGTCCTGGTCTACACGGTCTTCGACCAGCGGCCGCGGTTGCTGCGCGCCAACGTCCACAGCGTTGACTTCGATTCCATCCGACGCAGTTACGACAGTAAGGGCGTGCCGAAGCCGATGGAGGATGCCGCCGCAGTTGCCCAGGCCGCCGAGGAGAGCGGCTACACGACGTCTCCGGGGGCGGCGCTGCGGAGCGAGCCGGAGGCGATCTCGAGGGACGAGCTCGACCAGCAGAACCAGCTCCGCCGCGATAAGCGGGAGCGCCAGATCCGCTCGCCGATCGCGGAGATCAACGGGAGGCTGGCTGACCTCGAAGACAACGATCTCTTCTCCTCCCACGGTTCGACCATCCGCTTCTTGCGCAACCGGCTCGCGAAGCTCGAGCAGGAACGTCTCGAGGAAGAGGGCGACGGGTGACCGACCCTCCCTTCAGCGAGCCGACCGGCAAGTGGACCGAGCGGGCGGCAGCGAAGATCAAGTCGGGCGACTACGTTGAGGACGGCAACGGCGATCGTCTCAAAGTGATCGCTTCCTACGCGGGTGTCGGGGGTGCCTCGGCTTCGGCGACGCTCTGGTACGTCGAGTGCTATCGCCACGGCGAGCCGACCCAGCGGATCGGCTGCGATCCGGGCGATCCGATCAAAGTCGAGATCCCGGCGTGAACCCGAGCGGCGAGGTCACACAGTGCGCTTGTTGCCTTGGCCGGCGCCGGCTGAAGACGGACGGCACCTTCTACGCCCACGATCGCGGCGGCCGCGTCAAGGTGAACTGCCCTGGGTCGGGCTTGACGCCCGAGGAGGCGAAAGCCCATCGTGCGCTCGAGAAGCGACAGGGTGCTCACGTCGAGTCCGGCCGGCAGGATTCAGTCCGCCCCGAGGACATCTTCTAGTGGCGCCGGCGACCTGCAAGGACTGCCACGGGGAGATCGTCTGGGCCGCGATCGACGGCCACTCAGTGCCCTTCGAGAAAACGGTCGCGGGCACCGGCCACTACGAGGTTTACAAGATGCACGGCACCTACAGGGCGCGCTCTCACCCCGGCATCGGCCACCCGTACGTTCCGGCATTCCGACGACACGACTGCCGCAGGAGGCAACGATGAAGCGCGACATCAGCTACACCGAGCAGGCGATGCTCTTGACCTGTCAGGCCCAATGGGACTTCAACTACGGCGGCTACCTGGCCGGCACCGCGCTCCGCTCGAAGGAGACGCCGATCATCCTGCGTGAGGGTCGGGCCTGGGGTCGCGCCGTCGCCGCCCTCCATGCCGCGAAAGAGGATCACTTGGACGCCGCGATCGTCGTTCTCGCCGAAGTGCTCGAGGAAGACGCTGAGGAGCAACGAGAGGCCGGCTTCTACGATCCCGACGCCCACCGCGAGACAGTGGCGAAGCTGCGTGCCGTCCTCGAGCAGTACGCCGAGGAAGTCGAACAGATCGGCATAGACCGGCTCGAGCACGAGCTGTTCGTGCCGCTGCCCTCGAGGTCGGGATCCGGCGACTCCAACCGCTACCGGCTGCAGGTTCTCTTCGACGGGATCCACGTCGACTCCGAGGGGCGCACTTGGCTGGTCGAGTTCAAGCTGCGAAATGAGCTGTCGGCCTACTCGCTGATCGCCAACTCGCGGCAGATCCGCTACTACGCTTGGGCCTGGGAACGGGAGACGGGCGAGCCAGTGACCGGCGTGATCGTGGACGAGCGGCTCAACGCGTCGCCGAAACCGCCGAAGATCAAAAATGGCAAAAAGGGTGAAGGCCGCGAAGAAGTGATCGAGGTCGAGATCAAGGACAAGGAGACGGGTGAGGTCACCGGCACCAAACCGAAAACGGTGTGGCGCGTGCCCTCCACCGACAAGGCCCAGATCACCACCCCCGAGCTTTACGAAGCCGCTTGCGAGGAGTACGGGGTCGAGCCCGATGCTGAGATGGTCGAGTCGCTCCGCACCCGCCGCTGGTCTCAGCGTGAGGCGATCTTCTTGACGCCGACCGAGATCGCCGAGTCCGGCAAGGAGCTGGTCTCCCTCGGCCGCCAGATCGCCCAGATCGACGCCGGCCAGATCTACCCGGTGCGCAACGTCAAGCCCCAGAACTGCCGCGGGTGCCGCTTCCGCGAGATTTGCAATGCCCCCCAGGAGACCGAGCTGGTCGACGCCCTCTTCGATCGGGTGCCGGCGAAGCGCGACAGAGAGGAAATCCCAGCATGAGCGAGTTGAACTTCGAGCAGCCCGAGCTAGCTCAGGACGTTTGGAACATCTGCCTCTACGGGCCGACCGGCAACGGCAAGACGATCGGGGCCTGCTCGGCACCCGGCCCGCTGCTCCTGGTCAACGCCGAGGGGGCCGATCGCAGTCGCAAAGCGCACGGCATCTTCGGCGAGCGGATCAAGGAGGTCCGGCTCGACAAGAGCAACGCCGCCGCGGTGCTCGAGAAGGTCTACCTGTCGGCGAAGGCCGGCGAGTTCAAGACCTACGTGTTCGACACCGCCGGGGAGATCTACCAGGCCCTCCTTGACGAGGCGTCGAGCAGCGGCAAGGTCAGCCTGCCGATGCGCGGCGATGCCGTCGAGAAGCTCGAACGCTATTACCGCTCGATGCGCGACCTCCCGGTCAACGTCGTGATCGTCGCCCAGGAGCAGATCGGCGACCAGGAGGAGGAGGTCGTCCGCTTCCCCCAGGTCGGGCCGCAGAAACCGCGGCTCAGCGGCAAGGTGCAGGAGTTCGTCTCGATCCTCGCCTACGTCGGGGTGATCCCCGAGGAGGGCGACAAATCGCGCCGGTACGTCGGGCAGCTGGTCGAAGCCGCCGGCCGCAAGGCGAAGGACAGTTCCGGCGGCCTTGGTGACTTCCGCGATCTCGATCTGACCGACTGGATCGACACGGCAACTGCCGCAATGAAAAACGAGCCGCCCAAAGCGGAGAAGACGGAGGAGAGCAAGTGAGCTTCAAACTGAGTCTGGACGACGTCGAGCCCTGGACCCCCGGCGGCATGATCCTCGGCCCCGGCGCTCACCCGATCCGGGTGGTCGAGGAAGAGGTCGATGAATCCGGCGATCACCCGGTGGTCAAGGTCCAGATGGTCGCGACCGGCGGCGAGGAAAAGGGCGGCGAGATCCGCGACTGGATCCACGTCACCGAAAAGACCCTCGGCCGCATCGCCCAGATCTACAAGGCGTTCGGCATCGAGGTCCCGGCCGGCGAGTTCGAGTGGATCCCGATTGACGACAAGGAGGCGAAGATCATCGTCGTCAAGGAGCCGCGCCGCGACGGCGAGAAGGACGACCAGGGCAACGTCAAGCTGGTCTCCGAAGTGAAGGCGTACGCGCCCCTCAGCGACGCCGACAAGGCCGTCCAGGGCACCAAGGACGCCTTCGCCGCGACGGAGGTCAAGGGCAAGGACGACGACATTCCCTTCTAAAGATGGCAGGTAAACCGAGCAAGAAAAAGCCGTCCCCGGTCAAGCGCTCGAAGGAGGCTGAGGCTGCCTTCAAAGTCGAGCGCAAGATCGTGGACGGCTGCTCGGCGATCCGCCGCGTCTGGGTTGCTCTCGCCTCCTACTTGAGCGACTTCCACGAGAGCAAGATGTGGGAGCAGCTCGGCCACGACAGCCTCGAGGAATGGTTGGGTGCACCGGAGATCGGGCTCAGCCGCTCGCACGTCTACGCGCTGATCGAGGCGTACCGCGAGCTGGTCGTCAACCGCGGCTTGGACGAAGAGGAACTGGCGAAGCTGGAGGCCACGAAGATCGCTCAGGTGCTGCCGGCGCTGCGCCGCGGCGACGTCGACCTCGAGACCGCGCTCGCCGACTGCGAGACCCTCTCGCGCTCGGCGCTGCGGGAGAAGTACGGCAAGGCACTGCCGGCGTCGCGCAAACCGCTAATCAAATGTGAGGACTGCGGGGCGATGCGCCAGGTGCACGATCCCGAAGCCGACCCCGAGTCGATCCCAGGGCAGACCTCGCTTGAGACGTGAGGCCCGAGAAGGCGTGTGTCAGGTGCAGGGTCGTCAAGCCGATCACCGCTTTCGGCCTTCGGAAGTCGGGCTGGGACGGCCACCTTGCGGTCTGCCGGGACTGTGTCGAGGAGATGCGACGTGAAGCGGAGCGCACCCTCGAGCGACTTGACCAAGGCGTTTCACCGAGCGGCGATGAGGCAGATCCGGCATCCGATGTTCATCGACCAACGGCCGGTCTGCTGGCTCGCGCCGTTCGATCCACAGCGGAAGCCCTGCGGCGGCGGCACTAAGTGGGAGGCGTTCCACTACATCGGGCGCCAGGCGGTCCGCAACTGCCCGACGCTCGTCGGCCTCGATCCCGAGCTGGTTGAGCTGGCCGAATGGGATCCGCGGAACGCCGGTCTGGGTTGCGTCGAGCACCATCGGCGCTTCGATTCCCACGCGACTCCCGAGCTGAGCGTTCCATATGAAACGCTGCCGACCGAGGTCGTGGAGTTCATCGCCGATTGGGGGCTCGAGTCGGAGTGCGAGCGCAAGTTCCCGATCGCGCCGCTTTCGCCGCTGTAGGCCCTATAATCGTGCCTGCCCGTGTGCAGTCCCTCCACATACCGAGGGACAGCCAAGTGCCCGGTGAACGCCGCGTGCCCTTGACCCACGAGGCACAGAGGACTCTCCTCCTCGCCCGCCGCCGCCGGATCCCTACCGGCTTCGACACAGGGCGGCGGGAGCTTCGCCGGACTGCGGCTCGTCAGGGCCAGCGGACCAAACGACCGACTGAGAAGGGTGCACCTGCACGGCTGCCTGGCTGGGGGTGGCCTGCCACGGCGTCCGGCGAGGAGAGCTTCACGGCGGTCGGGACGCGTTGAGTAAGTCGCCCGAGCATGGCAGGCACGTGACCCCGCTTCGGCCTGTGAGCAACTCGGGAGAGGCCGGTTCGACTCCGGCGGCCGCCACCCCTTCGTACGTTTGTCCGGCCGGCAGGATTCGATTGACTGTGGGCACACTGTCCACTAGGGTTGCGGCATGGAGCGCTGCCCCGTTCACCGTGAACTCCCGGCCCGACGTTGCAAGACGCGCGGCTGTCGAGTGTGGCTCAGCTCGGCCAACCCGAGCGAGAACTGCTCCGAACACGGCGGTTGGGTGCGGCTCCGCGAAGAGGGTTCGGCTCGCGCTCGCCGGGTGCGCGGCGAAGATCTCAGCGACCTACTCGCGGTCTAGACTGCTCGCCGTGAGCACCACGGTTGCCGAGCCAGTCCCCACCTACACCGAAGCAGAGCGACGGATGGCGATGTCGGTCTACGCCTTCGTCTCCGGCCGCCAGAAGGCCGGTGAGCAGCTCCTCGCCGAAGCCGAGCTGGAGGTCAAGTGGGCGACGCTGCGCAGTTGGGTGAGTCGCTACCGCGATGACTATGCTCAGGTCAAGGCCGAAGTGGACGAGCACGCTCGCTCGATCCTCGGTGACTCGCATCGGCGTCTCGCGACGATGGCGATGGAGAACGAGGAGGAGGCGCTCCGCCAGGTGGCGACCCTGCTCGAAGAGGGCAAGGTCACCCCGAAGGAACTGCCCAAGCTGCTGCAGGCCCACGGGATCATCTCCGGGATCCACACCGAGAAGTCAGAGCTGCTCGCCGGCCACCCGACGTCGCGAGTCGCCTCGGACATCGGCGATATCGAAGCCGCCCTCGAGGCCGCTGGAGTCCAGGTGATCCAAGGCGTCGCTACTGAGGAGCCGGTCCCCGAGTTGCCGGCGCCGAGTGATGAGTGAGATATGGCCGGACATAGTTCCCGACCCGACGTTGCCCGAGGACCACGTGAAGATCCTCTATGGCGAGACGGCCGTCGTCTACCGCGCCGACTATGAGGCCGAGACGCTGGTCGCAGTGGCGAGCTGGCCGGAGATCCCGGTCAAGAATCATCGCCAGCTAGGGCCCAAAAACGCCGCGCCCTAAGAGCGAGTCAGCGAGCGCCAGGTGAGCGCCCAGCAGACCGGCGGCAGGTGCGAGGGGTCCGGGTACATGATCGACCGCGGGTCGGTGGAGTGCTGCAGGCCGCGCAGGTGCCCCAGCTCGTGAGCCTCGAACATGCAGGCCGCGCCGATGTTGCGCGGAGCTGCCAGGGAGCGCACGACGTAGAGCCAGCAGGGTTGCGGGACGGCGGTAGTGATCGTCGCTTCGCCCATGATCCCGGCCCCTAGCGAGCCGTCAGGGACGATCTGCCGATCCAGCGATGTGCAATTCAACGGCCCGCCGCCCCAGAATCGCTCTGCGGCCGTGTAAGCCCTTGCGAGTGAGGGCGTGAAGGGCGCCGCCGACGCTGCCGGCGCGGCGATCAAGCCGGCCAGCAGCGCAGCGGTGAGGGCACGTTTCATGGCGCGGGGATCGCCTCTACGGCCTCGTGGGCGTCGTACAGCAGACTCCCCCATTCGGTGAACGCCTCGACCTTGCCCGGCGTCACGTTGCCAATCGCACGGATGCGCGACCAGGCCGGTGCTCCCGGCGCTTTGACTTGCCACCCCGGCCCCAGCTCGCGAGCCCGGACCGTGTGGGACTGCGTTGCTTCGAGCTGGCGGCAGCGATCCTCCAGCGCGTTCTTGTATTCGATCAGCGAGTCTGTCGAGCTGTCCTCCTCCTCGCTGTAGCTGCAGGCCGCGCGCAACTCGGCCAGGGGATCGACGTCGGCCCCCAGGCCGTCAGCGGTTGCCATCTCTTGCTCTGCGTTCATGGGTGCTCCTTTGGTCGTGTTGGGTGCTGCAAGGGGCGCCGGGGAATCGAACCCCGGCAACTCCATTCGCCCTAGACCGCAGTCGGCTCGCGCCGCTGCAGCAAGCCGACCAGCTCGACCAGCTCAGTCACTTCGCTCTGCGATGCCTTCAGCTGGGCGCGTAGCGCGGTGACGCTCGGCCCCCGTCGCTTCGCCTTGACCTTCGCCCGTGGCTTCTTGAAGGCCGCCAAGCGAGCCCGAGCAGCTCCGATGCTCTGCCCGTCATCCAACGGCGCCAGGCCGTGTCGACCGCGGATCTCAGTCGAGACCACGAGGACCCGGTCATAGGCGCCGACCGCCGCTGCCAGCTCAGCTCGCGGCAGCTTCGCCATCGGTCGATTGCGAGCCCGTCTCGCCTTGCTCGTGTACTCCGGTCCGCCGATCATTCGCTCAGCTCCGGCACGACCCGGCGGGCGAACTCTTCAGCCGTCTCCCGATCATCACCGAGCAGCTCGACCTCTGCCGACCCCGACCAGGAGTAGCGGTAGACGATCCGCCGAATGTGATGACCCTGTACTGCGTTGTGTTCGCATTCGACCACGAGACGCCGATCCGGCCCTCCCGTGCCGAGCACGATTTCAAAGCAGACCGTGCGGTCGACGCAGAGCGGCAGCTGGTAGAGCCGCTCTTGTGCTGCCTCGACGATTTCTGACTCGTCCGCTGGCCCCTCCAGGTCGAGCACGTGGAGCATCTGGGTCTTATCCAACTCGCGGCCGCCTTCAGCGAGCGCGACGAGCAAGGCGATGTCGTCCAGCGCGTCCCGCATCGACACGCCGACGTAGGCGGTGACGTCCGTCTCGTCTTCAGAGGGGTGGATGCGAATCCCTTCGCCGCGGTCGATCCGCCTTTCCGCCTCACGGCGGTAGACGTCTTTCTCAGTGGGCGAGAGATGGCGCCAGACCTTGACGGCATCGCTCGCTAGCTGCTTGGCCGCCGCTTCGCGGTCGGTGGTGATCTCACTCATGGGAACTCCTTCGGTTGCGTTCATGGGTACAAGGCGCGGCCGGGAATCGAACCCGGCCAACTCCAGGCGCGCTAGAGAGGCTCAGGCAGGCCGAGCCATTCGCGGATTGCCCGTTCCCCGTTGCCAGTGAGCCGGGCGGCGCGTTCGACGCTTTCAGCGACGCTCATCCCCATCGCCCGCCCATCGAGGAAGGCCGTGCGAGCCTCTCGCTTGACTGCGTCGACCGTGGTCCGTGTGGTTGCCATCAGGACTGGTCGATCAGGAAGCCGACGACGCCCAAGTGGTAGTGGCGCTCGACGTAGGTGAGGATCTGCGCATCCGGCGTCTCATCGAGCAGGAAGCGGGCGTCCTCGTAGCACTCCAGCTCGAAGGGGTCGCAGTCAGCGATCCAATCGCGCATCGAGTCGAGGGTCTGTGCCGATTGCTCGGCGAGTGTGCGTGGCATCTGGTGCTCCTTCGGTCGTAGGTCGTTCATGCCCGATCATCATCGCCCTTCGGCGCCCACAGTCAAGGGGTCGACAGCGGAAGCGGACGCATAGACGAGGCCGCTCGATGCGGACTCGCAGGCAGGGAACGGCACAACGACACGACGCGCGCCGGGTCAAAGGCGCGAGCTGGTCGACGGGTGCTGCCTTGTCAACCCACGGGGAATGTCAACCCAAGCAGGCGTGGATCATTCGAGCGTGTGAGTGAGCACGCGTGAGCTACTCACTTTCGGCCAGTCTCGGCCTGGACCCTCCGGTCGTTTCACGACCAGCGCGCGGTTGTCTGGGGGGCGGGGGAGTCGCCGTGATCGCGCGCCCGCCCTTACTTAAATCACCTCCCCCACCGACAAGAATTTGACCAAATAGCGGCCACTGTGCCCACAGTCCGCCGACGGCCGTGTTAGGTTGCTGTCGCCCGGCTTGACTGCGACGACTCAACCCAGGGACGAGCTAGAGCGTCCCGTCGATCCGAATTAGCCCCCGCCGAGGGTTGCGGGCGCCGGAAGTAGTCGGCCGGGTAGAACTTGACCACCGACACAGGAGGAGACGAGTGAAGCGCCTCAAGAGGATCTGGACCGTCAAATTGCAGGCCCAGACCGGCGAGATAGTCGATCGCACGGTCAGCGCCTTCTGGTCGAACGAGTACGAGTTCGTCAAGGAGGCGATCGGCATGGCGGCCGCGGTCGGGGCCTGGATGGACTCGGGCAAAGAGATCGAGTTCATCCCCGTCCTGGTTGAGGAAGTCGGCCCCGAGGCTCTGGTGCCCGCATGAGCGACGTCGTCACCGAAGCTCACGCCGAGCTGGACCGCGTCTCGATCCCCAGGGTCGACCAGGACGACGGGCATACGCCGCTCGGCCTGGTCCAGCGGGTGCGGTGTTTGACCGCTCGCTACGGCGAGGCCAGTGCCGAGGTCGCTGTCGCGGCTATTACCGCGCGACGGGCGCCCTTCGAGATCGGCGAGGAGGTCTGCACCACGAGAGATCTTGACTTCGGCCCACAGGGGATCGTCGGCACGATCGAGGGGATCGTCTGCCAGGGCGGTGTCTGGTTAGCGGAAGTCGCCTGGTCCAACGGCGAGGAGTCCGACGGGATCGACTGCGGCCTCCTCAAGTCGACCCAGAGAAAGAAGTCGCTCAGAGACGTCCCGACCTCCGGCGAGGCGATCCGCAAGCTGCACTCGAGCCCCGAGGGCCATCCCTGGAAGGGCACCGAGCCCGGGCCGGGGACGCGCCGGGCGATGATCCGCGACGTGGTCCGCGATCTCGGCGAGCGCACCGAAGGCAACACGACCCCGCTGATGATCGCCGACGTGATCGAGTCCGAACTGCTCGCCCAGACGATCGACGCGGAGGACGACTCCCAGGTCAGTGCCTTCGAGGTCATGCGCCGCGAGGATGGGATGCCGTTCATCGGCGTGCCGAGCCTGATCGATCTGCTCAGCTCGTTAGCCGCCGACGTCGAGCGCCGCCTCGGGGATCTGCCGGTCGAGTCCCCTGAGCAGGCTGAGGCCGCCGAGAAGTGTGACGACGGACCCGAAGACGAGTACAGCGTCGAGGGCGACGGCGAGGGGCCGATGCCGCCGATGCCCGAGCCCGACCCGGTCGAAGTCGTCGTCGCGATGGCGGCCGCTGAGCTGGTCAAGCGGATCGAGTCCGGCAAGATCGGCAACCCGGCCCTGGTCTTCGCCCTGGAGCGGCTCTCCTGATGCCCCGCGATCGTTGGGAACTGCTCGGTTGGTTCATCGGCTGTTTGCTCGCTGCCGCGATCTTCCTCGGGATCAAAGCGGTGATCGGCTGATGGCGTTCTACCGCAAGAAACCCGTCGAGATCGAGGCCCTCCAGTACCTCCCCGTGGGCGGCGACTCCGACGCGATGGTCCACTTCCTCGAGGGCTGCGAGGGCTGGCATATGTCAGATGGCAAATCTGAGGTCGTCGGCATCGTGATCCCAACCCTCGAGGGCGACCACCTGGCGCTCCCCGGCGACTGGATCATCAAGGGCATCGCGGGCGAGTACTACCCGTGCAAGTCGGCGATCTTCGACGCGACCTATGAACCCGTCTGATGGGTGCCGAGAAGAAGCCCCACACCACCCTCGAGGAATGCATCGCGGCCGGGGGCGCCCGCAACCCGAAGTCCAAACAGGTCGGCCTCGCCACCCTGGTCGAGCACTTCCTCGGCACCTACATGAACCGCCCGGAGGGGATCGAGAAGAAGTCTCAACGCTCCCAGGGCGAATGCGATGCCGAAATGCGCGGCTTCTACAAAGCGCAGGAGAAGCTCCGTGAGTACATCGCTATGGGTGGCACTGAGGCGATTGCCGAGCTGGCCGACGTCCGCGACGAGCATCAGATGCGGCCGAAGATGCTCGGCAACCTGCGCGTCTGGATGGGCTGATGGACGAGTTCACCGACGCGGCGACGCGCGAAGAGGCGATAATGGGTAAGGCCGAGACCGCCCCTGAGGATCTGAGCCCCGGCGAGGAGTTCGCCGACGTGCGCGAGAAGATCGTCCGCATCGTTTCTGACGCGATCATCGTCGGCGACGACGGTCCCTTCCTCGACCTCGAGCTATTCACGCGGATGCTGCTGCACCGGGCGATCCCCTACCGCGACCTCAACCGCGTCCTCCTCTTCTCCGAGCTACAGGTCGTCCGCGACGAGCAGCACGTCCAGCAGGTGAAGGCTGAGAACGAGCGGCTCGAACCCAATTTGCGCGATGAAGCTGACAATCGATTGCACGTCTTGCAAACCCGAGAGCGCCAGATCCTCGACCAGCTCTGGCCGCTACCGTGACGCGTTTCCGGACTGAGGTCAGGCGCTTCATGCACGTCCTGGAGGCGCGGGAACGCGGGCTCGAAATGGAACTCCACATCGCCAAGCGGGAGACCGAGCAGCTCCGCGAGAAGGTGCTGAAGGAGATTGGGCGGATCCGGGTCACCGCCGAACTACGCCGGATGGAAGGCCCCGACTTGAAGCGCAAGCGCGAACGTCAGATCTCGGCCGGCGCAGTCGGCTCCGCCTTCACGATCTGTGATCGGATCGAGAAGGTCGTCAAACCACCACAGAAGGGCGAGACCAATGCCAAGGGGTAGGCAGCGTCGCAAGCAGAAACAGCGCCAGCGCCAGGTTGCCGAGGCGATGGAGCAGGCCAGCACCGAGGCCCCGAGCTTGATGTCACCGAAGGCCCAGCAAGAGGAACCTGACCCCTCCGACTTATTCGCGCCAGATCAGCACCCCGAGCACTCGCTGCTCCCCGGCATCCGCATGTTCACGGCGATGCTGGACGAGGCCCGCGGCGGCTACATCGTGGACCGGCTCGGTGAGATCGAAGCCACCCTGCGACTCGAGTTCAACCAGCTCGAGCGCGAAGGCATCATCCAAGTTGCCTCCGCCAGCCTCGACCCCTTCGGGGTGCCCGACGTCGAGTTCGCCGCCAACTTGGCACTCGAGCAGCGCCAACTCACGACTCCGCGGTTCACGCCGCCCGAGGTTGAGGAGGCCCCCGAGGACGTTGTGATCCCGGTGGTCGGCGTCGACTCCGGCCAGGTCTTGATCTGCGACCCGGCCCACATCTCCTCCGGCGCGCTCGATCTCACCAAGCCGATGCTCGCGACGGACGACTCCGGGGTGTTCCAGCTCCACAGCATGAAGGCGCCCAACGTCCCGCTTGCGGTGCTGGTCCACACTCCCTTCGGCGATGGCAGCTTCCCGGTCTACATCGAAGACGCCGAGGACGGCTCCAAAGCCGGCGCGGTGCTGGTCTTCCAAGAGCCCGAGCAGCTCGCCGCCCTGGCCGATGCCGTCCCCGAGCCGGCCGAGCCCGACGAACAGGACCGGATTGACGAAGTCCGTGAGGCCGAGGCCCTCAACCGTGGTGACTCCCGGACGGCCGCCGAGCAGGAGGAGGACTTCGCGCCGCTCGAAGAGGGCGAGCCCGAGGACCCCGACGCGCCGGGCCCAGACGAGCCGGAGCCGATGGGCGCCTAGATGCGCCCGCGTCGCACCCACGAGTCCCAGCAAGCGATCCGGCTCCCCGGCGGCAACGAGGACAACGATCTCTGGATGGCGCTGAAGCGCGACGAGGAGAACAGGGCGATTATCTCTTCGGTCTGGGAGCCCACACCCGAGGAGCGCGAGCGGATCGCGGCCGGCGAGAACATTGAGCTGATGGTCTGGGCGCTGCAGACGCCGCCCGTCGCGATGGCCGTCACCGACGTCCCCCTCGGCCGCAAGAAGCGACGCAAATAGTGCGACGGCTCTGGCGCCTCTGGAAGCGTCGCCGCTCGATCGACGGCGAGTACTACGTCGTCACGATCGAGGGCGCCTGGTGGCGCCCCAGCAACCGCAGATCGGCTCGTATTGCTGCCGCTGTTGCCGACCAGTGCCACCCGGAAATCTCAGCCATTTCTCGCCGGATCGTCAGAGACACGATGCTCTACGGCAAGTCAGAGATGTTCGAGGATCTGTCCAAGCCGGTTCCCGACTTCGTCCCTGACGAGTGGCCGTACCCCGACGAAGATCCCCCCGACCCCCTCTAGGAGGACCATGCAGACCCGCCCTCGCCCGCGTAGCTTTCGCTGCCGGCGTTGCAAGCACAGCTTCGGCCACGGCCCCTCCTGCCAGGAGTGCGGCGTCGGCCGCCACCGCGCCGTCCGCCGTCGACCCGGTCACCACAAGATCGGCGGCAAGCGCGGCAAGAACTCGGGCAAAGTCTCCCAGCACGGCAAGCGGTCCGGCTGATGCCCCCTCATCGTGAGGACCGCGACTCGGTCCGCTCAATCACCTTCCGCTTCAGGATCTCCCCAGCCGAAGACCGGCGCTTCCGCCAGCTCGCCCGCGAGCGCGGCGTCCACCGGGTCGAGCTGATCCGCGAAGCGCTCGGGCTCAACCTGATCGAGGGCAGCCCGCTTCCACCTGCTGCTGTTCCGGCCGACAGGCCGGATCCCAAAACCGAACCGGGCGCCGCGGCAATGGTCGAGGTCGCCGAGCGCATCCAACGCAAGAAGGGGAAGAAGAATGGCTAGAGGCAACTTCATAGCCGGGGCGATCAAAAAGCCCGGCGCCCTGCACGCAGACCTGGGTGTCCCGATGGGCAAGAAGATCCCCGCCGGCAAGCTGGCGGCCGCGGCGAAGGCCAGCGGCAAGCTTGGCGAGCGAGCCCGCTTCGCCCAGACCCTCGAGGGCCTGCGGCCGAAGGTCGATCGCGCCCAGGCGGTCGCCAAGACGGTCGCCAAACGGCGCAAGCACAAGAAAGGCGAAGAAGAATCCGAACCGTCCTCACCGGCCCCGCCGGCCGAAAGCGAATCGGCCTCGAGCGGCCCGAAGCTGAAGTTCGGCTCGCCCGAGTGGCGGGCCAAGTACGGCCATCCCAAGAAGGCAGCTGCGGCCCAGGAATAGGCGATGGCCTCCGGTCCCTACGAGCGCGCCGCGCAGAGGCTCTTGACCAAGGCTGATGAGGCCCTGCTCGAAAAGATCTTCTACAAGCAGCCGCCGGCCGGCAGCGGCTATCCGGTCAGCTCCCCCCAGGAGCCCTTCGGACGTCCGGTGAAGGCCCGCGCCGGCCGGCTGCGACGGCGCTCCAATCGCCACACCGCGAAGCTGAAGCGGGTGAAGAAGTGAAGATGAGTCGTCGGCGAAGGGTCGCGGCGATCAAGCGATTGATCCAGAGTGGCCGTTATCGGGTTGATCCCGGCGCCCTTTCGGACGCGATGATCGAGCGGGGTAATCGCCGTCTCGACGGCGAGGTCGTCGGCCGCGCTGACGAAATGGCTTCGGCCCAGATGCGGTTGATGCACGGCATCTTCGGGTGAGCAAGCTCGAGACCTTCGACCTATCCGCACTCCCCCCCGGCCTCAAGATCCGGGTTGACGATCCTCAGGCCCTCGCCAACCCGGTAGTCCAAGCGCAGCTCCGCGAGCTGATCGAGCGGCTGCGGGTCAACCCCCTGCTGCGCTACTACCCCCACTGCAAGCAGGCCCCCTTCCACGGCACCCCGCGCAAAGTCCGCGTCTTCCTCGGCGGCGAACGCTCGGGCAAGTCGGTCGCTGGCATCTTGGACGACCTGATCCAAAGTGTCGACTCCGAGATCCTCCCGCCCCACTTGCTCGACTACAAGATCTGGGACGAGTTCTTCTGCCGGATCATTACCCCCGACTTCGGCCGCGGCCAGCAGGAAATCCTCAAGACCCTGCAGGAGTGGGTGCCCTCGGCACAGCTCTACCGCGGCTCTTGGGAAGAGGCGTACTCAGACAAGAATCACGAGCTGCGCTTCGCCAACGGCAACTTCTTCGAGTTTATGACCTGTGAACAGGACGTCTCGAAGTTCGGCGGCACGTCGCGCCACCGGATCCACTACGACGAGGAACCGAAGGGCGCCAAAGGCGAAGAGATCCGCCAGGCCAACGTCAACCGCCTGGTCGAGTACCGCGGCGACGAACTGTTCACTTTTTCCCCGGTCCACGGGCTCGGTTGGACCTACGACGAGCTGTGGGAAGAGAGGGGCGAGGAAGTCGCCGAGGACGTCTGGGTCTCGGACGGGATGATCCTGGTCAGGGCCGACCAGGACGACAACCCCCACCTGGACGAGGAAGGCAAGCGCGAAGCCGAAGAGAAAATCCCCGAGGGGATGCGGGCGGCGCGCAAGTCCGGCTACTTCGTCCACGCCCAGGGGCTCGTCTACGAGAACTTCGATCGCGACCTCCACGTCTGCGAGCCGCTCAGCAAGGAGTTCGTACAGGGGCTCGCGCGCTACGAGTGCATCGATCCCGGCATCGTCACCACCGGCATCATCTTCGGTGGCTTCGACTCCGACAACGTGCTCTGGATCTACGACGAGCTGTACTTGCACGATCGCTGGGCGGTCCCCGAAAACGCGGCCGAGAAGATCTTCGCCAAACGGGCCGAGTGGGAGGTCGGTGCACCGCGGCGCTCGATCATCGACCCGGCGGCCGACTCGCGCAACGTGCAGACCAACATCAAAACGGACAAGGCATACAAGAACGCCGGCATCCGGGTCCGCAAGGCGCGCTCCAACGACGTCGAAGCGGGTGTGTTTGAAGTAATGCGCCGGCTCGAACACACACACACGATCGAGAGCGAGAGTGGGGAAAAGCTCGAGATGGCCTTCCCACTCCTGAAGATCGCCGAGAACTGCAAGAAACTGCTCTGGGAGCGCGGCCGCTACCGGCGCGAACCCAACGACGACGGCAGCTTCGGCGTCGTCAAGCGCGACGATCACTTGATGGATCCGAAACGGTACCTCTGCATGGAGCGGCCGCTGAAAGCTCGCAAGCGAGGGCCTCGGCCGTATGAGTTCTCACCTGGCACCGCACCGCCGGCAGTCAAACGCGGTCGGCGCTCGGGTGGGCCGTTCGGCAAATACAGCTAGACGAAAGGATCTCCAGCGTGAGACTCATCAACACGAACGACCCTGAGTGTTACCCGCTGCAATTCCCGCCGAGGGCGTGTGTGGTCTCGGGTCGCGCGGAGGGTGAGATCGTTGACTTCCAAGTGGTGATCGACAGCCCCGAAGCCGTCCGCCTCTACATCGACCGTACGATCATCGAAGAGGCAGCGCGGGAGTTGTTCGGGATGGTCCCCGCGGGGAGAGCCAAGCAGCTCGAAGAACAGCACGCATATGAGAAGGGGCGTGCTGAGGATCTGCAAGAGACGTTGGACACGGCGGCTCAGCTCGAGGAGCGGCGCCCCGGTGCAATCAACCGAAAGGAGCTGGCAGGCCATGCCCGCTAATCAGGTTTTGAACCCCCGTCAGAGCAGGACGATCGAGACCCCGGTCCGCGAGATCGCAGTCCCGGTCGGCAAAGTGATCGTCACCGGAGACATCTCCAAGGGAGATTCCGAGTCGATCATCGGCATCGAAGCCGGAGAATCCCACGTCTTCGATCCACCCGTCGCCGGGTTGACCGTCTTCGCGCCGGAGGGTGGCGCCAGGCTGTCGGTCTACTACCACGACGAAGAAGGTGCGCCGAGCGCTGCGCCGCCGGCCGCGTCCCGCAAGCGGGTTCGACGGAACCGCCCCAAAGCGGCTGCGAAGCGCGCCAAGCCCCAGAGCAAGAGCAAGAGCCCGAAGCCCTCCGCGGCGAAGACGTCGAAGAAGGCGTCGCGGGCGAAGACGACCTCGAGGAAGCGCTAGGCGATGGATACCAAGATCGCCCTGCTCTCCTCCGAAGAACGAGCCGCGACGACGTCGACGGACGACATCAGCTCCCACGTTGACGACGACGGGGCGATGTTCTTCCTCGATGTCACCAAAGCCCCCAACACGGAAGAGAAACTCACCCTCATAGTCGAAGCCAAGGACGAGGCCAGCGGCAAGTACGTGCCGATCACTGCGTTCGCGGCCTCCAAAAAAGGCTCCGAACTCGGCGCCGGGGTGACGCTCACCTTCGTCGTCGCCAACTCTGTCATTGCGACGGCAGCGGTGACCGGGCTCGAAGTCCAGGGTCTGCCGATCCCCAAGCATTTCCGGGTCACGGTCAAACACTCTGCGGCCTCGAAATGGACCTACACGCTGGGGATGCAGTTTCTCGGCTGATGGACGGGTCCACCCTCCTCTGCCTGGTCCTCGTGGCCTACATCGCTTGGCGCGAGCGCGCCCATGCCGTAGAGCGGCATTGGCTCCTCTCGCGCCGTGGCGGCGTTCCTCCTGCCCCGTTTGCTTCCTCCCGGCGGCGGGGTAGGGGAGGCGGCGCTCCGCGCGTCATATCGGCGGAGGACGACAAGGCGTTCAACGAGTGGCGGGACTCGCAGGTGCCACCCGAGCAGGTGCCGGCGGAGGACGACGAGGTCGAGCCCGAGGAGGAGATCGAGTAGATGGCCATCTCCGCCGTCGTAGACAAGGTCGCTGGGGCCGCGGAAGCGGCGCTTGACAAGGTCAACCCGCCGAAGCCGCCACCGATCCCCCCGGAGATCGAGAAGAAGCTCAAACGCGGCCGCGAACGTCTCGCCCAGGTCGCGCCTCGTCGGCGAGAGGGGGTCGAGTTCGCCCGCGGCAACCACTACGTCTCGATCGACAAAAGCGGGCTCAAACTGGTCGAGCAGTCGACGGTGCCGAAGTGGGCTGGGGGCGAAAAGCCCGACCACCGCGTGCGCCGCTCGAGGGATCTGATCGGGCCGATCCTCAAGTCGAAGATCTCCGGCGCCACCCAGCGGATCCCCGGCTATGAAGTCGTCCCCTCCTCCAGCGATCCCGAAGACTATGCGGCGACCCGGATCAGCGAAAAGGTGCTCACCGCCGGCTACACACTGTGGAAGCTGAAGCGCGCCTTCCGCCGCCTGGTCTGGAACGCCCTGGTAACCGAGGAAGCCTTCATCGCCCCGATCTGGGACGCGGGTGTCGGGCCCTTCATCGAAGCCCCTGACGGCAAGCAGGTGGGGATGGGCGAGGTCCGTGCGGTCGTCTACTCGGGCCTCGAGGTCATTTGGGAGCCCGGTGTGCCTTACGAGGAGTCACCGTGGATGGCGATCGAGCACGCTCGGCCGATAGATCAGGTCGAAGCCGAACCTGACTTCATCGAAGGCATGAAACTGAAGGCCGACGCCGACTCGAAGTCGATGGAGAACGGGCTCGGGCTCAAGGAAAAGCCGAAGGGCGGCAACCTCTGCATCGTCACCGAGTTCTTCGAGCGGCCTTGCCTGAAGTACCCGAAGGGCTACCGGAAAGTCTTCGCCAACGGCCGCGAAATCTTCCCCGTCGAGGATTACCCGCTCGAAAACCACAAGGGCGAAGTGGTGGACGAGCCGTTCCTCAAACGGATCGCCTACTCGATCGACGGGATCTCCGATCGCGATCGTGGCCTCGTGCAGTCGATGATCGAGTCGATGCGCCAGTACGACTACGGCGCCAACAAGGCGGCCGAGTACCTGCAGCTCGTCTTGGTCCCGCAGATGATGGCGGCTGAGGGCTCGGTCAAGGGTGTGTTGAACGACGAGCCCGGCGGTGTGGTCGAGATCGACCCCGACGCCTGGGCCGAAGGCGAAGCCAAATGGCGCGAAATGCCGCCGATGCCCCGCGAGTACATGGAGATGCAGTCCGCGGCGCAGACGGAGATGAACGAAATCGCGCACAACTTCGAAGTGCCCCAGGGTGTGCGCTCGGCCCAGGCCCTGAGCTTCATCTCCGAAAAGGACACACTCGCCTGGAACGACTTCATGGAAGACCTGGCGGAGGCTTACGCCGGCTTCGCCCGCGACGCCCTGTGCCTCGTACAGCTCCACTACACCGAGGACCGCATGGTGAAGTTCCGCGGGCTCACTGGCTGGGAGGCCGTCGCCGACTTCCGCGGCGCCGACATTCACGGACAGACCGATGTTCGCGTCAACGCCGGCTCCCTGGAACCGCTGACCCAGGCGAAGATCGAACAGCGGATTCTCTCCTGGGTCGGCCCCACCGGCCTCTTCCCCGGCCACTTCCCGCCGGAGCTGGTAATGCGGGCGCTCAGCGCCAACGACCTCGACGTGCTCAACCAGTCCTACGAAGAGGACGAAGCGCGGGTCAACTTCATCATCTCCCAGATTCGCTCGGGTAAATTCTGGGACCTCCCCGATCGCCCCGCCTTCCCCGGCGAGGAAGTCCCGAAAAAGAACCCCCTGACAGGCGAAGTCGAATGGGTGCGGCCGCCGGCCGAAGGCACACCGCCGGAGACCGATTCCGAAACCGGAGAACCAGTTCCCGGCACCGGCACCGAAGCGGTTCCGGGGATCCCGGTGCTCGAGACGATGTTGCCGGGCTGGATGCCGCGGCCCTTCGACAACATCGCGGTCCACAAACTGCGGATCGAGACCTTCATGAAGTCCGACGAGTGGTCCCACCTGCCACCCGTAGATCAGAAGGCGACGATGGATTACTACCGCGCCCTGATCGATCTCGAGACCAAAAACGCTGCCCGTGCCAACGAACTCCAGACCGAACGGGCAGAGCAGATGGGGATGCAGAACGCAGCCAAACCACAGGGCGCGAAACCACTTCCCTCCCAGCCCTCACCTGAGGGTGAAGGCGAAGGCGGCGGGGAAGCCCCCAGCCAGCCGGCCGAATAACACTCTTACCGCCGAACCCGCGACACGCACTCGGCAACTTGGCGAACCCGCCGTAAGGCACTCGCCCGAAAGAAGGAGTCATCATGCACGCAGTTGAGGCCCCTGCCTCTCGGCAGGATCAGCCCACGGCACTTGCTCACCTGGACGACGTCCTCGAGCTTGCCCGTCTACACGAACCACTCTGGCCTGAGATGCGAGAAGAGGCGCGTCGGTCGGGGCTCGTGAACGAGGCGCCCGAACCTGGCGGCGGCGAGGAAGGCGGGGAGCCAACACCCGGTCCCGAGGGCGAGGCGCCCGAGGGTGCTGAGGGTGAGGAGTCCTTCACGGACTTCGATCTCGACAGCCTCGACGGGGACGCACGTAGGGCCGCTGAAGCCGCTGAAAAGCGGATGCAGGCGGACTACACCCGCAAGACCCAGGAGGCTGCCCAGAGAGTCACGGAGGCAGAGCAGTACCAGGCGATAGTGGAAGGGCTCGAGGACCCACAGCGGGCACCGGAGATCCTTCGCATTCTCGGCTGGGACCTGGAGGACGAAGGACAAGAGGAGTTGCCGCTCGAGGAGGAGTTCGAGCCGAGAGACCCACGGGTCGATCAGCTCGAGCAGCGCCTCGCCGAACGGGAGCGGATGGATGAGATTCGGCAGGAAGAACAGGCCGAGGACCAGTCCATCGCCGAGCAGATCGAATCTGCCGAGACTGAGCTGGAGCACAAGTTCTCGGAGGAGGAAATCGGTTTCCTCTACCTGTACGCCGACGAATATCGCGACGAGCAGGGCAACCCCAACGTGAAGGCCGCAATCGACCTTCTCGAAGGGATCGTCTCCTCTCGCCAGCAAAGCTGGATCGAGACCAAGAAGGCCCCACGCCGGCTCCGCCAGGGCAAACCTGCCAACCGTGAGGTTGACCTGTCCACAGAGAGCCGAGAGGATCGCATCAAGCGGATGGCAGAGGCTGCCGAGGCTGCGCGCGGTTCTGCGGTGTAGTAACAACCCTAAAAGGAGGCGTCCATGCCGGCAACCGACATTACGGTAGTCGAAGCGACGCTGAAAGAGGGCTGGACCCAGGACACCTTGGAGACCCAGTTCCTCAAGGACGACGAACTGATGAAACAGCTCGGCGTCCGCAACCCAGACGAGCTGATCGGTGACGTCGCACTTACTGCGGTGCACACCGGACGCGGCGGTGGGTTCACGATGGTCCCGCCCACGGGATCTCGGGCGACCAACTCGCCCGACTCGCAGAAGACCAACCAGGCGAAATGGACTCTTCGCCGGGCCTTCAACTCGATCGAAATCGACACGGCAGCGATCAAGCGGACTGGCAACAACAGCCAGGCCGTAGCTCGCGTGGTGGATACGGAGGTTTCAGGCACCGTCTCCGACACGCAGAAACAGATCGTCCGCCAGCTCGTGACCGATCAGAGCGGGTTTATCTGCGCGATCAAGAAACAGGGCGCGAAAGGCAAAACTGTCGAACTCGCAACGACCGGAGCTCTCGGGCTCGGGATCGAGGCGACGCGGCAGCAGTGGTTGCCGATCGGCCAGGAGATCGACATCGGTTCGGAAGAAGAAGAGGCCGTCGTCGCAGACGGTGCGGAAATCACCGCCTTCAGCGACCTCGAAACCAAACCGACGATCACCTTGAACAAAGAAGTCGAAAAAGAAAAAGAAGGCAACATCTCGATCAAGAATTCCCGGTCGGGCAAAACCTCTTTTTCGATGAACGGCTTCCGCAACATGGCAAGCCTGACTCTGAAATTTGGGGAATTGGATCCCGCTACAGAGCCGGGTTGGGTCGCGGCGTTCGCCGACGCGACCGGCGGCGCGATCACCCGTCAGCGGGTAATCAAAGGCCGTCGCAAGGTGCGGCAGAGGGGTGTCAATCCCGATTGGGCTTGGACCTCACTGAAGCAGGTCGAAGCGCTCGAAAACGAGACCTACCCACAGGTCCGTTTCCAGGGCACTGACGGCCAGAACACGGGCGACGGGGAGTCGATCATGATCGGCAACCTGCGCGTCCAGGCGCACGAGGATTGCCCGGAGGGCGATTTCACGTACGTCAAGCAGGAACACGTTTTCATGATCCGGGACGAGCAGCCTTACTGGCTCACCCAGAAGTACGGAAACGGGATCCTGATGCCACAGGCAAGCTCCACCTTCCTGTACGGATCGCTGGAGTGGTACGTCGAGCTGGCTTGCA